CACACAAGAGTCTCGTTACGAAGGCTGATCTCGAAGCCGGAACGTATCTTGGTAACTATCCCGCGATTGTAAAAGGAGCCGTACGATCATGGCGCATGCAAGCGAGTCAATAGACACGAAAGGTCATCCCTTTGTCGGCGTACAATGGCCGGTGACTGGTAGTAAGGGCGACAGGTATACCGTTACGATGTATGACTACGGGTTTGATTGTAACTGTATCGCCTATCGAAAGTGCAAACATATCAAACAAATTGAAAAAAAGTTGTGTACAAATCAGTAAAAGTATGGTAGAATAATAGAATGAAAAATATGTCGAGTGATAGATTAATGGCTGTTCGCGTCTTTCAAGGCGAGTTGAATCGTATGAAAGCGATTACCGAGGGTCAGTACGATCCTGTCGAAAAGATCGTTCGTCGTTATCTACAGGAAAGAATCAACGATATGACTCGAAAGGGTCATGGTGTAGAGGAAGTAGGGAGTTATCGATAATATGACTATGCATCTCGTACGTGGAATGAGTACTATAAATAGTAAAGTTCGTCGCGCAAATCGTAAGCCTGGTCATGCCGCGGCAAAAGCAAAGCACGATGAATGGCTAAGAAAGAATGGAGTACATCCCGATCAACTGAAAAAAGAAAGAAAGTGTAGTGGCAACAGTATACCGAACTATAAGTCTACGTGTCAGTCAGTCCCAACGTCGGATCGCGTCACAGCCATCCAGGGCAAGAAAGCAGCAAAGTCCTATAGTGGAGATTACATCATCGGACTTGCCACGTTGCACAAGTCTAACACGGTCCCAGTTGGTCGAGGTGATAACCCAGAATCGTACTCACAAATGAGGAGAAACTAGTGGCAGAAGAGAATTTTTATAACTTTACGGCTGAGCCATCAAAGCGTGGTCGTAAGGTATATCACGCTTGGTCATGGAGAATTCAGATCGACCAGCATCCTGATGGATGGTGGGACTGGATGATCGATGAACAGCATAATCGTGGTACTCGTTGGCATCGTACCGACACCGAGCCTACTTATGAAGAGATCCGTTCCTGGCTAGCGGCTCAAAAATGGACTGGTGAAGAAACAAGAGCATGATCGGCGCGGCATTGGTGTGCCTTTCACTGAATGCTTACTGGGAGGCACGTAATCAGGACTATCAAGGAATGATCGCTGTGAACCAGGTCGTAATGAATAGAGTAGCGTCTGATATATATCCGAACAATCCTTGCGATGTGGTATTCCAAGGACCCGTTCGTCAGTCTTGGCGAGACCCAAACATGACTTATCCGATTCGTGATCGTTGTCAGTTCAGTTGGTACTGCGATGGTAAGTCGGATGAGGTTAGAAAGGAAGACCAGGAGGAAAGAGAGGCTTGGTTTCGAGCCGTGAAGGCCTCATGGGAAGTTCTAGACGGGACATACGACGATCTAGTGGGTGGTGCCCTATGGTATCATGCGAAATACGTTGATCCTGACTGGAACAAGAAGCTTGAGATTACGTCTATCATAGGCGATCATATATTTTATAAGGAACCAGAAGAATGATGGGAAAAGACTTGTGGGAGGATATTGATATCGATTCTCTCCACTATGAGAGTGAGCTCAAACACGCCGCTCAACAGTTAATTATGGAATACGGTAGGAATCTGAAGGAGACAGACATCCTGCGATTGAAGGCTCTACAAGACTCACAGTCTGATCCTGTGAAGAGAGTCATAGCGATCTATGCTCTCGAGTATTATATGACTACCGACTACGCACCAAAACGAGAAACCACGTACACGTTTAAAGAAAAGAAGTGGTGGAAGTTCTGGTAAACGCAACCGATAACGTATATCTCGGCTCTGCTCAATTTTTTTCTAATGAGTGCATTTTTTCCTTTACATTTGCCGAAAAGTATGGTAGAATATATCCAACAATGGAGAACAGTCGAGCGACATAACGCGGTTAAGCCAGTAAACGACTTTAAAATTAAGACGCTGGTGGGAAATTATAGGGCGCCCTCGCAAGAAAGACCCACTATTATTATGAGGAGAACATAATGGCTTTAACAGCATTGAAGGGTAAGCGGCTTCCAAAGAAAAAGCAAAGATCAAGAGCTCGTACTGGTGTACTTGGAGCTCCGATCGATAAGGGATTTAACGCCGTAAAAGATTACTTCCATATCGAGATCGATCGTAAGGATCTTATATCACAACACAAGACTTTCGTCAAGAAAAACTTTAGTAAGAAAGACGCAAGGTATATTCTTGCCAACGCTGACTATAAGTTTCTCATGACACACTATGCGGCTACTGCCTTTTGGTACAACACAGGGCAGGAAGTCACGGAGAGATCAGAGTACTGGCGACAGTCTCTGATGGAGAAGCTAGCTGGACTACTTGAAAGTGGAAAGGCTATACATGATGCCAAACAAAAGTTGGAGGTCCTTACGGGCCAACCGCAACTTTCTCCTCAACAGCGGTTACAACGAAAGATCAATAACACGATAATGCAAGATCTCCTTTCTCTTGAAGACTCGTGGATCGAAGGTGAACAAGCTTCTCTGGATGTTTATCAAGCTTTTGGTAAACATGGGTTAGGTGGTTCCGCCACCATCCCAGTCCGTGAGGTGGTTGAGGGATGGTTACTTGATTATGAGGATGCGTATCACAAACGTTGTGAACAAGCAGTAGAAGGCTATTCTCATCTTAAAAGACCTGAACTCAACCGCCGCATCAAGGAATGCCAAGCGATGTTGGCTGATCTAGATCGCATCAAGGCTGCTAAGAAAGCCACACGTAAGACGGTCAAGAAAACACCATCGCTTGAAAAACAAATATCTCGAGTCAAGTACAAGAAAGAAGATACCGATTTCAAGGTTGTGTCTATCAATCCTGTACAGATCATTGGTAAGACTCATCTACTCTGTTTCAATACGAAGACTCGTAAGTTGATCGAGTACAAGACCGAGTCAACCGATGGTTTTATTATCAGTGGTACAACAATTAAGAACATAAACGGGGAGTCTCGTGCATGGACTTTAAGGAAGCCTATGGATATATTGCCACAGGCACTCAGCTCAACTCCAAAACAGTTTGAGACGTTAGCTAAAGGAATTACAACCAAACCGTCCGTACCAAACGGGCGACTAAATGAGGATACAATATTGTTGAGGGTATTGAAATGACGATTGAACAAGATTTCTTGACTAAATCAAAGTTTACTAAACTCGTTGAACAAACAGTTACTGAACTTAAGATTAGTTATATGGAAGCCATACTACATCTGTGTGACAAGAACGATCTTGAACCAGAAGATATGAAAAAGTTTGTCTCACCAATTATTAAAGACAAGCTTGAAGCTGAGGCAATGCAGCTTAATTTCTTGCCAAAACAAAACACGTTAGACTCGGCATTATTCGAGTGAAACGTATATATAAGTGTGTACAACGACGCATGAACGTTGTATAATAATACAGTCAATATTTCAGCAAATACGAGGTAATATATGTCTTTTGCAAATCTAAAATCTAACCGCGATCAAATCGCAAAACTCATTCAAGCAGCAGATCAAGCAGGTGGTGGCGAAAAGAAAAGCTACGCCGATGATCGTATCTGGAAACCAACAGTCGATAAAGCGGGGAATGGCTATGCAGTACTCCGATTCTTGCCTGCAGCGGAAGGACAAGAACTACCGTGGGTCCGTTACTGGGATCACGGCTTCAAAGGACCAACCGGACTATGGTATATCGAAAACAGCCTTACATCTATTGGTCAACCTGACCCAGTTGGTGAACTCAACTCACGACTCTGGAACTCAGGCATTGAGTCTGATAAGGACCGGGCACGTGACCAAAAGCGAAGACTCCACTACGTAGTCAATATGCTTGTTCTTCAGGATCCATCGAATCCAGCCAACGAAGGTAAGGTTATGCTTTACAAGTTTGGTAAAAAGATCTTTGATAAGATTATGGATTCAATGCAACCTGAGTTCGCAGACGAATCACCGGTGAATCCATTTGATTTCTGGGAAGGTGCTGACTTTAAATTGAAAATCCGTAATGTTGAAGGATACCGTAACTATGATAAGTCAGAGTTTGCGAGCCCATCTGCTCTCCATGATGGAGACGACACCAGATTGGAAGCAGTCTATAACCAACTACATGATCTCAGTGAGTTCTCCGATCCAAAGAACTACAAGTCATACGATGAACTCAAAGCAAAACTTGCACGAGTCCTCGGTGAAGAAGCCGTAGGTGGTGGAGCTCCAACTGTAGTTCAAATGAATCAGATGAATGAACCGGCACCGGCTCCTATGGAACCAGTAACCGCTGAGGATATTCCATCTGAGGATGATGACACGATGTCTTACTTTGCGAGGTTGGCAAATGAGGACTGATTATCATAACTTTTATTCTGACGACGGTAGCCGCGAGGCTATCGTCTTCAAGACATCTGATGAAGACGGCTGGTTTGTGGATTTATTAGAGAATGACCAGGTAGTCGAGACACGTAAGATGGAAACCAATGGTGTGCTACACAGTGAGCGATACGCTGAGGACTGTGGAGAAAACTGGGTTTTACGTATATTTTAATTAACTAGTAGCGGATCGGCAGCGTCGTGTGGCGCTGCCATCGGCATCACCATAGCGTTCGATGAACTACTTGTCTGCGAATTATCGATATTAGGAGCATTGACCACGATAGGTGCTTGACCCATTGCTTGTCTATCCAGATTTT